GTGTAAGTTCCGTCAGTCTCCGACAAGTAACCCTCCGGGTTACGCACCAGACGAAGAACGCAATCGGCTTCGATGTCGATAAGATCGGCCTCGAACGTTTCAGACGCAGTGACCAACGCATCAAGCGTAGGGATTCTGCGGCGGATCATCCGCTCGACCTGCTCGAGCCTACGCTCGATCAGAACCATCACTTCAGGCTCAGGTTCCTTGGCCCACAGGGTAACTACGTCAGCGGCAGTTGCGTAAGCCACGGTCACTCCTCAGGCTGAGGCTCCTCCACAGGAGCTGGGGTTTCTGCGCGTGCAGCGCGAGGCTTACGGGCCGGCTTAACAGCTTCGCCGTTAACAACCCAAGAGCCAGAAGCAACTAGCTCAGCGCCAAACTCATCATCAACTTCGGCAACGCCGCCGTTGAGAACGTATTGAACAAACATGCCTAGCCTGCCTCGCCGACAGCCTCAGGAACATCGACCACAACATCGTCAAGAGCCTGTGCGGCATCTTTCAGCGCGGTCAGATCTACCGGCTCGCCGGCAACTACCGCAGCTTCCAGCTTGGCGATCTCGGCAACGATCTCGCCTTTAGCCTTACTCAGTTGCTCAACTACCGCATCAACAGCGGATTGGATTTCAGACATTACCCCTCCAAGGATTAAAGAATTAGACAAAAGGATTCCGAAAACGATCGTCACCGGAAGCAAGACAAAGTTGACAACGTAGGCAACTGTCAGAAGCACAACCCCTCCTAAAAATCACAAAACACGCAGAGCGGTTGATACCAAGGAGGGGCCCCCGAAAGGGCCCCCCCTTGAGAGTGTCAACTAGGCAGTGACAACGTTTGTCAAGCGAACGTAGGCCTGCGGATCGTTAACGAGAAGGCCGTACTCGGCCTCGACACGAACCGCCACCAAGTTGTGCTGCCACAGCGAAACGAAGTTGGGCGAAGCAAAAGTGCCCAAGTTCAGAGTCGCCTGATCGGTAACGTCGTAAGACAGACCACCAACCTGGCCCCACACGATCTGTGACCAATCGCCCTGGAAACCGATCGTGGTTCCGGAAGCGACATGGTCCGACAGGATCGTCGGACGGCCCAGGATCCGTCCCTCGCGGTACGGATTGACCACAGCGTCGTACGGGCTTTCGATGAACAGCGGACGGCCATTGCCATCTTTTGCACCGTTGATGATCGGCTCAGCGGTATCATCCAGCAGAGTGCCGTCCCACTTCTTGCCAGCGGCAAGGAGCAGATTCAGACCAGTCACGCCCAGCGCGTCGTACGCGTTGAGGTTAGACACACCAGCGCCACCCGGATCGGGGAGCGAAACAGCCTTGGTGGTCTGGTTGACGAAAGCGCCGAACGGCGAGTTGGTGCCGTACAGAGCGGCAGCGTCGAACGCCAGCGCGATAGCGGTAGCCACCTTGGTACGCATGGTGCCCAGGTAGTTGGCCGGGTTCGCACGAACGGTTTCCGCAGATGCCACGAAGATCGTCGCGATCTTGTTCGGGGCAATCGTCTGGGAAGTCATGTCGCCCTTAGTGATGGGCTTCATGTCGCCCTCACCAACCCACGACGCTGTGACGTTGCCAGTCCAATGCGGAATCTTCACGCCAGTCGGACCCATAGGGATCTTGGTGGCGACACGCTGAACGATCGAGGTCTTCTCAGCAAGCTCGAAGTAATCCTGCGACTGCTCAGGGGTGAGCAGTCCAGAGAACATCGAGTCGCCAGTCTGACTGATCTTGGCGTTATTGACTGCGAAGTTAGCTCCAGCAGACATTTAGTTAATCTCCTTGATAGTTAATGCATACCGACAGCGCTCTTCAGCGCCGCCAGAATGGGATCTCCGTTCAGAGGAAGCGGATCGCGCCCCCCGAACCCTTGGGTGGGATCGAACGCAGGACTCTTCGAAGCGAAACCGCCAGCGAGCTCGTAAGCAGACTTAGCCGAAGCCTTGATGGATTCGGTGTCAGAGCCTTGAATCAAACTGGCGAACGCACGAACTTTGTCGCTGGGCACGTTCGCGTCAACCGTCACATAGAGTTTCTCTAGTTCGATCTTCGCCAACGCCAGCTCGTTCTGCAGTTCGGTGTAAGCGGTATCGCGTGCAGCCAACTCAGCCTGATAAGCCTCGTTAGCCGCCTTGACAGCCGCATCAACAGCGTCCTTTTTACCCACGCGAGCTGCAGCAGCCTCTTCGCGAAGCGACTTGACGTAAGCCTCATCAAACGTCTTCTGCTGCGGTTCCAGCGGCTTCTCCACCTCCGGGGTGGAAACTTCAGCTGAGTTCTCGGTAAAGGTGCCTTCGGACATAGTGTTTAGCCTCCTGGGCTTGATAAGTGAACCCACCAGGGGTTCGAGGATCTACGCAGCGACTGCGTAGTTGGATAGGTTGATCTCGCCGCGATCTAAGCGGCGACGGAGAGCGTTCAGCGTCTCTTTGTTGTCGTTCTTCGTTCGAGACTTACCCGACTTGATAAGTTCGGTAGCCTCTAAACCAGCCTCGATCCAAAGCTGCTGCGCTCTTTGCGCTGCATCCCTTCCGGGCCAATTCTTGATATCGAACACCGGCACCGCCAGACAGTCACATCCGACGTGCCACTCCTCGATATACTCCTCTGTATCTTCCCTGAACTTCTCGAGATCCCCGCCCGACTCATTAAAGAGATCGATCACAGTCTCGTCATCGAGGCCGATGCCGGCTGTAGCCGCCTCGCGATACCAACGAGTGTCCTTACCAGGAAACTCGGCACCACGAGATACAAGCATCAGGCACCACGCGCATGTTTCGCGCCCGGTAGCAACCCTCGCCCAACCCAAGACGGAACGGTTATCCGGCTTGGCTGGACGGCCAGCCTCTTCAGCTATCTTCGCCTTCAGAATCTCATCGTTCTTCACAGCGCCGATAATCTGCCTACGACCAGCCATCTCGACTTCACGAACCGCAGTCAAAGCAACCTTGGTGACAGCCAAGTTAGGAGAGTCGGCCTGCGACATCGCCTTCCGGGCTGGTTCCATGTTCTTGACGAACCATTCGAACTGAAGCTCCGACCGCAACATCTCGTGACGGACAAGCTCCGGATGATTCCTTTTACGTTGTGAGTCGTAGAAGTTACGGCCCAACTCGGCAGACAACTCGTACCGTCGTTGAACCTCAGGGAACAGAAATTTCAGAAGAGCCAGCCAGTCCCTTACCGCTAAGGTAGGCCCTGTGAATAGCTGTGCAATTTTCTGAACGTAAGCGGCTAACCCGGCGGTGATAGCGGCCTGGCCGGCCGCATACTCCTCAGGTGTCACGCCTGCGCCCTAGGTGTAGAACCTTGAGGCACCACCTGAGCCGGAACAGGCCTGGCGGTAAGAGCAGGCGTGCCCGAGCCTGCGCTAGCAGTCGGATCAGTCGGGAACATCGTTCCCATAAGCCCAAGGCCAGCAGCGGCCTCTTGCTCATCCCACACACGCATATCCTCACGCTCGGTGATGGAATAGCCCATGTCGATTCTGGCTTGCTCCTTAGGAACAACGCCCATACCGTTCGCATACAACTTCACGGCAGCGTCAGCTTTCGCAGCATAAGTCGGAGTCGAAGGATCCATCCAGATCGTCTCCAGGCGCTGATAGTCAGGCGGCACTGTGCCGCCCTTCACCATCCGGTAAGCGATCCGCATCGCCTCTTCCCACGCCCCACCGAATATCGAGTTCTTACGCTCGACCTTCGCGATAAGACGTGCCTCAGCCGCCCGGATAGCCTCAGCCGAAGCCGGATTATCAGACGAAGTGGAAAGGTACTGCGGAGGAAGCCCGGTGTAGGCTGCAACCTGCTTAGCGATCTGATCCAACGCGTTCGTGAAGTTCGCCAGCTCAGCAGCAGAGAACTGCTGAATCTTGCCGTCTGAATCCTCGAACGCAAGAATCCGGGCGAGATAGGCGTCGAAGAACGTTTGACCAGTCTCCGAATCCACACCGATCTCCTCAGGCTTAATGCCGAAGATCAAACGTTGCGGAACACCCATCAGCTCGGCAGTCGCCTGCATCAGCATCAAGATCCGTGCAGCAGCATCCGTCATCGAGCGAAGCTCAGGAGTGATCTCTGTCGTGCCGTAAAGATCAGACAACCGTGTCCGGTTAGGGATAGGAACAACAGGAACAGCCTGCAAGCCGTGCGTGTAGTTGAACCACGTCTGCCACTGACCCTCAGCTTTATACCAACCGTAGGTGTCGTTCGACGTGTACAAAGTCGCGGCCTGGATCTCATCGCCGGTATCGTTGTAGGCCACACGGATAGCTTTAGAAACCTTCCCGATACGCGGATCGATCTCCGCGTACATACGAGTAGGCGGCTCAACCCGAATAATCGGAATCGCAGGATCCCAATCCACATCGATGTTCGGATCGGCCTGAGAAATCGTGATGTACGACCTGCCGTGGATGTAAGCGTCCGTGTAACCCAGCGGGGCCTCGATGTCCAGATTGTTAGTCTGCCACCACTGCCACAGCTCGTCGTCAGCCTCATCAGCACCGCCGATACGGAAACCCTCAACAGACTGACGTTCAGCGATCGAATCGACATACAAGCGCGGATATCCGACGTGAGCTAGCAGGGACTGCATCTGAATAGGAACAGTCACACCGATAGCTTCTGGCCGGCGCTCAGCCTCGTAATACGACGTGTTCGACCTGAGTTTGCGGGACGATTCTTCGAAAGCAGAGATCAACTCGTCGCGAGCTAACTCTGGATCACTGATCTGTTCTTGACCTGGCAAAGGTGCTGTCACCGAACTGCCACCACCCTTCCTGAGCGAGCCTTCTTGGACATTAAGTAATCTTGACGAGCACCAAACGCCAACACAGCGCACACCGCCGCGTCGATCTTGTTGCTGCTGTCTTTAGTTGCTTTCCTGATAGCGATAGCGTCGTACGAAGTCGGATGCCGCTTAGCGTTCAAGACGTGCTGCCTCAACACAGGGTTACCGTCGTGGGAAACTTCCCGCTCGAGCACAGCATCCTCCAGGCGTTCGCAATCGAACGCGAACCGCTTCTGCTGACCACGCATATCGAAAGCCACAGGGTTGTTAGGAGAAGCGTTAACTTTCATCTTCTTCTTGTACATCCTCGACCACTGATCGACATACGCCTCAAACTCTTTAACGTCAGCGCGGAACGCCACAACCTCATACCGGTTAAACACCGAATGAACCGTCGCATCCACATCGTCGCGAGGAACCTCGCCGCCGAACTTCGCCGGATCCCACACCTTGATCAGGAACAGCCTGCCGTCCGAAACACGGCAAGCCACCAACGCAGTCCAGTCATTGCTCTTGCTGCCGTCGAAACCAAGAGTGATCTTGTCCTTCGGCTGCAAACCAGAATCTTTATCGATCACCGCGATCCGATCCCACTCCTGCGGAGACAACCAAGAATCCTCAGAAGCGTTAACCTGATTCAAAAACTTGCGGCGAGACTCACTGATCGAGTTCTTCGTAGAC